GTTCCGTGTCAGCGTTAACGTGCGGCCAGTATGCCTATTTGTCAATCGGGTGTCAATGTTTTGTCGTTCATGCCCAACGCTGCCAGCGCGGCCTTGTGCATGATGAAGACCTCCTTAAACAGCTTGCCCTCCCAGCTGTCAAAGGGCCACAGGCAGGCGGACTCCAAGGCTTCGCCGCGCGCTGCGGCGCGCTTCGCGAACAAGTGCACCGTGTCCGGGTTCGTGCGAGGTGGCTTAGGTGCGCGGGCGATGATCAATCTTTCCTCCATCGGTTGTTGACGTAGCCGGCTGCGTCCAGCGGCAGGCCGGGGCACCAGGCGGGATTCATGCGCAGGCGAGCTAGCAGCTGCTCCAGGCGCAGCTCAGCGCGCTCGACAGGCACCTCGATGAGCAGCTCGTCGTAGACGTGGTGCACGATCGGCTCCACGCGGCCCACGTCCACCATCGCCTCCCAGAACAGATCACGGGCGAGGCCCTGCGTCATGTTGTTGGACAGGATCTTGCGGTCCAGCGTCTCGACGTAGCCCTCGGGCTTGTCGTAGACCGCTGTGGGTACGCTGGCGCCGGGCTCCAGCGACAAGCGCGCGTTGTGGTAGCTGATGGCGCGGCCCGAGGGCAGCTCCATGCGCAGCGCGCGGTCATCGCGGATGAACGTCACCTTCGTGCACTCGCCGCGGCCAATGGGCACGTCGACGGGGCGGCCCGGGGTGTCCAGCGCGATGAGCGCCGCGTACTCCAGCATGGCCCACCAGCGCTCAAAGGCAGGGTGCGCCTCGCGGAACTTCCACACGATGCGCTCTGCCTCGTCGGGCTCGACGTACACGCCATAGTTCGCAGCCATCGAGGTGAAGGCACCCACGCCGCCGCCGAAGCCCAGCGACAGGCGCACGACCTTGCCGACCTGGCGCTGGTCCTTGTCGACCACCTCGTAGGGCACGCCAAAGATGTTCGCCGCCTCGACCTTGTAGCCGTCCACGCCGGACTCGATCTCGGCCAGCATGGGCTCGTCGTTGGCCAGCCAGGGAACCATGCGTGTCTCGATGCCTGTGAGGTCAGCGCCCACCAGCGTGTGCCCGGGCAGCGTAGCGCAGAAGAGCGGCCGCTGTGCGTCGGCCAAGGCGGCCAGGATGGGGCCGTGGCCCGGCTGCGACAGGAACGCCGTGTCGCGGCGCTTCGCGGCGTCCAGGAAGGCTTCGCACAGCTCGGCCGACTTGCCTGGCCGTGGCCGCGCGACGTTGAGCGTCTGTGCGCCGCCGGCGCCGCGCGCCGTCGAGCGGCCCGACAACGCGCCGTGCCACACCGTCGAGTGCTGCAGGCGGCGGTTCACATGCGCACGCAGGATGGCCGCCGACTTCTTCGGGGCTCGGGAAGCGTCCAGACGCAGCGACAGCAGCTCGCGCAAGTCGGCCGGCAGGTCATCGCGCGCCACGAGCTTCTTCAGCGCCTCCTTGCTGGCGTCGTCCACCTCGGTGCCGAAGTCGCGCGCGAACTCCTTGATCTTGGCAATCTCGGTCGCGGCCAGCACGCCGCCGCCGGTGAGCACCGCGACCTGGTAGTCGATCTGCACTTCGGCCAGGAGCTTCATCTCTTCCATGGCCGCAGCGCCCTCGACGTCCACGCCGAAGCCGCGGTCGTTGATCTCCATGTCCAGCTCGAAGAAGCGCTGCTCTCGCGCCGGCAGCGGCACCGTAGCGTCCCACAGGCCGATCATCGCGTCGGTGTCGATGATCGCGTACTTGAACGCCCGGGCGAATTCTTCGGGGTGATCCTTGATGGTCCACTCGGGGTGCGCGGCGATCTGCTTCATCACGTCGCCGCCGGCCGTGTCTTTCTGCACTGGCAGGCCCAGCGCGGCGCACGCGCCGGCCAGCGAGCCCGGCAGCCCGTTGTAGCGGGCGCGCGCAGCGCTGCAACGCACCTGCGAGGGCTTGAGCTTCGGCAGCGTGGGGTGGTCTCGGCACAGCACCTCGTTCCAGATGTGAAAGTCGAAAGGCGCGTTGTGCGCGACGAACAGACCGCCCGACGAGATGTGCAGGCCCACCGCCGGTGGCACGGGTTGCCCCTCGACCCAGATGTCGGTCGCGGCCATGCCCGGCAGGCGGTAGGTGAAGCAGTAGGCGCGCGTTGTCGGATCGATGAGGTACTTGCCGAGCCCTTCAGCGGGCAGGTCCGTTTTCGAGGTGGTCTCGAAGTCCAGGAACAGGAGGTTTTCAGTCATTGCAGAATCTTAACAGAATCAAAAGGGAATTTCATCCCACGGATCTTGCCCTGTAATAGCGATGTAGAGCACTCGAAGCTTTTCGCGATGGGCGACTAAGCGTCCGCGGCGTACGTAGTACCGTGCGGCTTTCCGCGTGGCGTCACTGTGCGACTCTTTACGTTCATATTCGTAACTGTTTCGTTCTTCGAGCAACATGGCGCTGATGTCGTCTACCACGCATTGCAGCTCGGCCAGGATGGCAGGTGTCATGGTGATTTGCATAGCGATTCCTTAAGAGTTTATTTCACAATTGTAGCAAAGGGATTCGGATCGTGCACGGCCCATTCGAAGCCGCGGTTGCGCTTCGTTAGGTGCCAACCGAAGCACACGTTGCAGTGGTAGACCCACAGCGTGGGCGCGGCGCCCAGCTCCAGGCGACGGCGGCCGGCGGCATGCGCCGCGTCGGAGGTGACATGCCGCACCTTGGCCCGGCACTTCGCGGCGCGCTCGGCTTCAGACTCAGGCGTAATCTGGGTCATAACGGAATGCTTCCATCTTGCCCTCTCGAACCCATCTCACCTCCGTAAGAAAGATCTGGCCGTCGTCCCACTTCGTGAGTGTGATGTCCACAGGCTTCGGGATGAGCTCTCGCGACAGCAGCACGCGGTAGCCCTCGCCCGGCGCCTTGCGGCCGGTGGATCGCTCGTACATCTTGCGTGCCATCGCGTAGAACTTCGGGTCGGCGCTGGCTCGGTCAAAGTCCAAGCGCAGCGGGTGCGCGCCGAAGTCGGTGATGAACTTGAAGTTCAGCACGCCATTGCCCTCCGGTTCAAGCAGCATGTCGTGCACGGTCAGCGTGCGCACCTCACGGCACACCTCATCGGCCAGTACGACGTTCGCCTCGTCGTGGATATCGTAGGAGTCATCTGAGCCCATGCCGCGGTCGGCTGTCTCGCGCTTCGTGCGCGTCGTCAGGAAGCCCTGGCGCGGCCGGCCGCACTGGCGGCACGTCAGGTGCTCGGCGTCGTTCAGGAAGCCGCAGGCCGCCGCCTCGGGGGCCATGAGACCCAGCACGATGCGCAGGTCGTACTCGGGCTGCGCCGGGTTGTGGATCGGAAAGCGAATGGCGCTGCGCTCGCGCTCAGGCGTCTGCGTGCCATCCTCGCGCTGCGCACCCTTGCGGAAGGGTGTCTTGATCGTCTCGTCCGTGCACGCCCACAGGCCCGCGCGCGAGTCGCCTGAGCCGATCTCGGCATTCACGGCGCCGTGTCGCACGAAGTTGCCGCCGGCATCCAGCACGAGCACATTCAGCTTGCCGGGATAGGGGCGCAGGCCGCGCCCGACGATCTGGCGCCACAGCACCAAGGAGCGCGTGGGGCGCAGGCCCACGATGCAGTCGACGAACTTGGCGTTGAAACCGGTCGTGAGCATGGCCACGGACACGACGTGCCGGTGCAGCTTCTTCAAGTACTCGGCCACGCCGGTGACACGCTCCGACTTTTCGAGCTCGCCGTGGATCGTCACGACCGACTCGCCGGCTTCGCGCAGGGCGCTCTCGATCATCGTCGCATGCTCGATGTTCACCGCGAACCACATGAAGTGCTTGCGATCGCGCGCGTTGTCCAGCGCGACGCGCACGCACTCGCGCGTGACCTTCATGGCCTCTTGGGCCAGCGCGGCCTCGTCGAAGTCGCCGCCTTTGGTTTTCACGTTGTCGGTGTCGATCTGCGGGAAGCGGATGGCAGGGGCTACCACGGGCGAGATGAATTCCTCGCGGATCAACCGATTGAAGTTGCGCCCCGCGGTCAGGTCGTAGACCTTCGTGTCGAACAGACCGCACTCGGTCAGCGGCACGACCTTCAGGCCCTTCATCATGAACGGCGTCGCGGTCATGCCGATGAAGCGCACGCGCGGGTTGTTCTCGCGCAGGCCGTTGACGATCGACTTCCAGGTCTTCAGGTCGATGTTGGCCGTGTGCGCCTCGTCGATGATCACGTAGTCCTGCCGGCCGAAGCGTTTCACCTGACGCGCCACCGACTGCGGCGTGCCGATCGTGAGCTGCGACAGACGCTCCTTCATGCCGAGCCCCGCGCAGTAGACGCCCACGCGCGCGGCCAGCGCCGCCGGCAGGTAGGCGATAGCTTCCTCGACGTTCTGCTTCACGAGCTCCATCGACGGGGCCAGGCACATGACGCGCGCGCCGGGCTGGAGCTGGCACAGCGACTCCATCAGCATCGCGGCCAGTAGCGCTTTGCCGCCGCCTGTGACGATAGCGGCCAGTGGATTCGTGTTCTGCGCAGCCATCAGCGCGGACAGCACGGCGTCGCGCGCCTCGGCCTGGTACCAGCGAGGGACGAGTTTTGGCATGTTAGTGTTAGCTTAAGAGAATGGAGCGCTTATTATAAGCGCGCCTTTGCGGCGCCGCAAGCGCGCGTCAGGCCGGAATGCAGTCCATCACGGTTTCAATCCAGGCGCGCGCCGCCTCGACATTCACGGCATTGCCGTAGGCGCGCAGTCGTCCCACTCGGGCGGAAATCCCATGAGCCAGCGGGAATGTGCCGGGTTCAACTGGCCGCCAACTGTCGTCAGTGTGTCGGAGCCAGTCAGCATTGCGCCAGAAGCCGTTGACCTCTGCGCAGTCGCCAGATAGGCCTGCCGCGGGAGTTGATCCACTCGCGCTTTCCCGTCTCGCTGCGCCGTCATGCCCGGCGTGTCCTTGTGGTCCCGCGTCGTCGGCGTGACCCATCCAGTACGTGCGGTCCCGGATGTGCGGCGCACCGACGCCCGCAGACGGGAACGCGACCGCCCCGAAGGCATACCCCAGGGCTTCCAGGTCAGTGTGTACAAGGTCGACCCAAGGGTCTGCGTCCTTGCTCGCAACCTGCTCTCCAACGACGATTGCAGGGCGGCGCTCGCGGACGAGATGCTCGACGTGGGGCCACAGATGCCGCTCATCAGCAAACCCAGCGCCTTCACCTGTCTGGCTGAAAGGCTGGCAAGGGCACGAGGCGGTCCAGATGGGGCGGCTGTCGGGCCAGCCGGCGCGGCGCAGGGCGAGCGGCCAGCCGCCGATTCCGGCGAAGAAATGGCACTGTGTGTAGGGTCGTAGGTCATCGGGTTTCACGTCTTCGATGGAGCGGGTGTCGACGTCGCCCGGCACGATGTGGCCGGCGGCGATGAGGTTGCGCAGCCACTGGGCTGCGAACTCGTCGATCTCGTTGTAGTAGGCGTAGTGCGTCATCGAGGCACTTCGCCGTGGAAATAGCGCATCGGCAGCGGCGTCAGGTCGGCCGCATCGATCACGTACTGCGCGCCGAGCCAGGGCTGGCCGGCGTCGAGCACCG